TATTTTGAAGCAAAAGAAGAGTATGAAAAGTGTGCAAAATTAATGGAAATAAAAGAAATGAAAAAAGCTCTTGAAAAAGACGTGCCTTGGTAAAAAAGCCCTCGTATCTTGATATCACGGGTTTTGAAAAACATGGGATTAAAACAAGGGATGGGAAATAAAGGCAATAAAGGGGTTAAGGGACACCCTGTTATTAAATGTTCTATTTAAAATTAAATTATGAGAAACAAAAGATTATTTCAACAAAGACTAGAAACATTAGATGCTATATTTAGTGCAATTAAAAATGGTATTCAAATGGGAGCTAGTGTAGGTGAAATTAAAACACAAGTAGATAAAGGTAGTACCATTGTCTCTGAATTAGAAGGATACGTTGAAAACGAAAATTAAATAAAAAATAAAAGTTATGAGCTTAACAGCAGAACAAATCCAATCAAATTGGGAAGTATTCCTAAATAATATTGAAGTGCATATTTCTGGGAATAGAGGTGAGCAATTGTTAAATTTTTATAAGCGATACGAGGATCGAATCATTATGATGCCCGCCGCTCATAAAAAAGAATACCATTCCGCATTTCCAGGTGGTTATGTAGATCATGTTAATAGAGTAGTTAGATGTGCTCTTAAACAATATGATTTATGGGCATCAGAAGGTTGTGATATGACCACATTTACTAAAGAAGAATTAGTATTTTCTGCTATTAACCATGATTTAGGTAAAATGGGAGATAAAGACCATGATGCTTATATTCCCCAGACCGATAAATGGAGAAAAGATAAATTAGGTGAAGATTATATGTTTAATAAGAAGTTAGCATTTTGTTCTGTACCAGATCGTGGGTTATTTTTACTACAACAACATGATATCTCTTATACATTTAATGAAATGGTAGCCATCCAAACACATGATGGGTTATATGATAATGCTAATGAGAAATATTTAAAAGGGTTTATGCCTGAACAAAAACCTCGTACATCTTTACCATTTATTTTACATCAAGCTGACTTAATGTCCGCCAGAATTGAATTTGAAATGGAATGGCTTCCAAAGTTTTCTCAAAATAGCGTGGAATCCGAAAAAAAGAATTTTACATTGTCGGACAATAAACATGGTTCTAAGTCTAAAGCAAAAGCTTTAGGTGGAATTAAAAGTGAAGGTTTAAAAAATATGCTAGATAGTTTATAATGGATGTTTATATAATAATAATTTCAATATTAGGAGTTGCAGTTGTAATTTTAGGATTTACAACGTGGAACTTACTGTCAAAAACAGAAAAACAAGAAGATATTATTATTAATTATGATAACTTTATAAATGAGTATAGTAAACAATTAGAGGTAGCAGACAAACGCTTAAAAGAAATCGATGAAAAAGATTTATTTAAGAGTGATGATGAAATTGGTTGGTTTTTTAAAAATTTAAAAGGGTTGCAAAATGACTTGTCTAAATTTAAAATTAACCAATAACCCTATATGCAACCACCTGTTCGTAAAAGAAGGAAGAAGTCTAAGAACTACTTCACCCATGACACCGAATTAGCTATTGTTAGATACAATAGTCTAGATTCAGTTAAAGATGAAAAATTAAGAAGTGATATCTATGATAAAGAGATTCACTACCCATTTTTTAAACTAACCCAGAATATCATACACACATTTAAATTTTACCACACAGAGGTTGAAAATTTAGAACACTTACAACATGAAATAATTGTTTTCTTACTTTCTAAGATACATTTATTTGATCCTACTAGAGGAGCAAAGGCATATTCATATTTTGGTACTATTGTTAAAAGGTGGTTAATACTATATAATACTAAAAATTATAATAAAAAAATTAAAAAGGTAGATGTTGATGTTTTAATGGGTGATAAGTCAACTCACACTTATAAATTTGAAGAATCAACAGGGCCCGTAGATGAATTATATAAATACATTGATATATTTGTTGACCATGTTACAGAAAATATATATGATTTATTCCCAAAGAAAAATGATGCTCAAATAGCAGATGCAATTTTAGAGTTATTTAGAAAAAGAGAAACTATAGAGGTATTTAATAAAAAAGCGTTATACATATATATTCGTGAAATAGTAGATGTAAAAACTCCAAAAATTACCAAAATAGCGGATAAATTACATGATATATTTAAAAGTCAGTACGTTTTCTTTTTAGAAAATGGTTATGCTAGATTTTAAACTTATTCTATATCCATATTTATAATAAAAACATATTATGGGAGCACTAGACAATGTAATATTTGGGAATAAAAAATTCTCAGATATTCTCAGTGAAATTTACGATAACCAAACTGAAAAAAAGAAACAAATTACTGGTTTGATTTCCGAACTTAAACCTCTTATATCTGACATAGGTGATGCAACTCTTATAGTACCATTAATTAAAGAATATTTAGAAATTGGCGTTAGAAACGATGAACAATTAATTAAAATGGCAACTATAGTGCAGCGTGTTGTTAATAATTCTAATAGTGAAGATAGCACGGGTATAACAGAAGCAGAAAAAGAAGAACTGTTAGCGGAATTAGACAACATCCAAAATGCTTATAAAGCAGAGAAGAAAAAAGATAAAAAGTAATGTACGTAAATGGTTTAGCAAGATTATTTCAAACCGGAGTAGCAGGAGTAGTTGATACTTTATCACGACTAGATGATAGTGAACAAAGTGGACCTATTATTGCACGTGTGACTGATGTTTGTTTAAACAGCAATTCAGATTTGTTTAAAACAGTAGGATGGGGAGGAATTGGAAGTATATCTTTTCAAGATTTAAAAGATCAAAAACCTGAATCAAGTCAAAATCAAGTAGGATCAACTTTAGCTTTACCAATGTTTCCTCAATTTAAAAATTATCCTTTAGTAGATGAATTTGTAATATTATTTCCTGGAGCAGGACAAACAGATCCTCAATCATCTGGAATAAAACAATATTATTATATACCATTAAATATTTGGAATAACCCTCATTATAATGGTTACCCTAATACTTTAAATGAAGATCCTAAAAGTCAGGAAAGCGATTATGAAGAAATACAAGATGGTAACCCATCAACTGAAAATAATAATCCTGAAAAATTACCAATTAATGGTCAATCTGGAGGACAATTTGTAGAAAAAGGAGATATCCATCCAATTTTACCTTTTGCTGGTGATCAAATTGTAGAAGGAAGAAATGCTAATAGTATAAGATTAGGATCAACTGCTAATACAAAAGGATCAATAAGAAATACTTGGTCTTCTTACGGGGATGAAGGTTCTCCTATTTTAATTATAAAAAATGGTCAACCTGAAAATGTAGAAGGAGATTCATGGGTACCTACAGTTGAAGATATAAACAGAGATCCTTCATCTTTATATCTTACTTCAACACAAAAAATACCAATAGTAGTAGCTACATCTACTCTAGTTGCAGGAGAAAAAGAAACAATACCTTTTACTAGTGTTATAAATAAAACTCCAATTTCTCCTAAAACGTTTACAAAATCTCAAGTAATTTTAAATTCGGGAAGATTATTATTTAATACTGTTGGTGATAGTATACTAATGTCATCTCAAAAATCTATTATATTAGAAAGTAGAGAAGATTTAGGAATTAAATCTATGTTTAACAATGTTAACATATTAGCCCCTAAAGGTAATATATCTATGGGGAAACGAAACGCTGATCAATCTGCTGTTTTGGGAGATAATTTAATGGAATATTTAGTCCCAATAATGAAAAATATGAAAACACTGGTAGAAAAAATTACCAAAGAACCTCAATTAACAACATCTAAAATTCCAGCTCAGACTTTAATAGAACAGTTTAATACTTTTATAACTAACTATCAAAAAGCATTGTCGGATAAAATAAAATTATCTTAATGGTAGAAGATTTAATTCAAATATCATCGGTATTCCTACAATCAGAGAAAGGACAGAAAATACTTGAAAAAGTAAAGGGCTTAGACCTTGAAGAGTTTAAAGAAGCCCAAAAATCTTTATCCAAAGAAGAACTTGAAAAAGTTAAGGAAGAAAAAAGAAAAGAGTTAGGAGACAAATATGGAAAATATGTTCCTTATTTTGCTGTTTTTACAACTCGAGGTGTTGTATATGATAAAAGAACTAAAGAACCAGTTGAAGGTATAGAAGTAAAACCAAGACTTGGAATATTCCCAATAACTAAAGAACCTCGCATTAATAAAATAACAGAGGAAGTATTAAAAGATGCTGATGGGAATATCTTATATAAAGCTGTAAAAGATGAAGGTGGTAAAGACTATGTTACTACTAATGAAAATGGAGAATGGGAAATTACTTTAGGTATGCCTTACTTAGATGCTGCTAAAAGAGTTGTTTTACCTCAACAATCAACTCCATTTGTAACATTTATAGATAAAACAGATAGACCTTCTACTGAATCCCAAAGACAAACAAATACAAATGGGGAATATGCTCCAAACATTCAATATCTTACAACTTTAGAAGGTGAAGTTTTTCAAGACCAAACCCCAGTAGCTTTATTTGAAATAACACAAGCGGCAAAGATAGCAACTGAAGAAGCAATAACTGAAGTTACTAAATTAGCAGCTGATTTTGCTGAAAAACAGTTAGATGTAGTTGAGCAGTCATTAAATAGTTTAATGAGTTTAGTATTAAAACCATCTACGGTTATTCAAACTAAATTACTACCCCTTGCTTTTCAATTAATGTTATATTTTGGTATAGCAAAAGAAGAACAAGCTAGACAACAATTACAAAAATGCCCTGATGGAATTTTATTAGGAGAAATAATTAAAAAAAGAAACTCTATTGTTAGACAATTAAATAATATATATGGTATTATAATAGCAAATACCGCTTTAGCAGTATTATTTTTGTATTTATCTAAATATCTAATTGTTATAAAAAATACAATAGCAAGTATATCATTTCCAGTATCTACTCCCCCTGGATTAGGTGTACCTTATTCATTAATAAGTAGATTAGAAGGTATACAAGATATGCTTGAACGTATATCAGGTATTAATAAAGAACTAAAGAAAAATTTATTTATAGCTTTAATTTTTCTAATTATATCTTTAATTCTAATTTTAAGGTATATGAAAACTATTGATAATTTAATTTTAGAATGTACTCCTGAAGCTGGTCTTGAACCATTAAATAAAGAATTATTAGCACTACAAGAACAAAGTGATACACAGGGAGAACCTGAGGTAAAAATAGTAAATGGATTTAAAATGTCAGTAGAAGTAGTTGATAAATACAAAGTAGGTGATTTACCAAGAAGACAAGCTGTTGCTAAAAACTCTAAAGGAATAACAATTTTAAAAGGTGAACCATCATTTAGTGCCCAAAATCAAATACTAATTGATGAACTATCATTTTATATTATACAAAACGATTTAAAAGCAGATTAGAAACATATTTATAACTAAATAATAATTACAATGAAACTAAGTCAATTAAAAACTATTGTAAAAGAAGCAGTAAAAGAAGCTATCCAAGAGGAAATAAAAGATATTCTTTTGGAAGCAGTTCGTGTACCTAAAACAGTAGTATCAGAAGTACAATCTACACCTGTAGCTACTACGCCATTACCAGAAACAGACAAAATGAAACTAAGAGAAAATATGATGAGTGTTTTAGATAGTATGAGACCTGGGGCTAATGGTACAATATCAGCTACAACAGCAAATATGCCTTTACAAGTAAATAGTTTTGGTGATACAACTTCTCCAAATGGTAAATTACCAGAAGGAAGTGTTAGTATGGACCAAATAATGGGTTTAATGAACAGTAAATAATAGACTATGGCGTTTGGAGCAGTACAACAATTTCCTAATGACTTAAGACCAAGTGTTGGTATAGGTGTAAATTTACCTTTTTCTGAAGGGAATGGATTTACTCCAAATTATACAACGGCTGAATCTATTAGATATAACCTAATAAATTATTTTTTAACAAATCCTGGAGAAAGACCAGGCAACCCACAATTTGGAGGTGGATTAAGAAGATTTATTTTTAGTCAAATTGACCAAAACAATTTAGAATTTTTAAAAGAAGATGTTCAAACTAAAATTAAAAATGAATTTCCTAGTGTATTAGTAAAAGAATTAAATGTATTAGGCAACCCAGATGAAAACGAAGTAACCGTACAAATATTTTATGCCATTGAGGATACAAATATAGAAGACGAAGTAATATTAAATTTTGCATAATGGCAGTAAGAAGAAATATAAATTATATAACTAAGGATTTTAATGAGTATAGAAATCAGTTGATTAACTATTCTCAAGTCTATTTCCCTCAAGTATACACAGATTTTACTCCATCATCCCCAGGTATGATGTTTATGGAACAAGCTGCTTATGTGGGTGATGTATTATCTTTTTACTTAGATAATCAAATTCAAGAAAACTTCTTACAGTATGCTAGACAGAATGATAACTTGTATGATATGGCTTATATGTACGGGTATAAACCTAAAGTTACAGGTTTAGCTGAAACCGACATAGAATTTTTCCAACAAGTACCTTCAATATTAGTAAATGGCATATATGAACCAGACTTTAGTTATGCTTTATATATAAATTCTAATACTCAAATTTCAACAAATAATGGAACAGGCCAGAAATTTGCAATAGAAAACCCAATTGATTTTTCAGTATCAAGTTCATTGGACCCAACTGATGTATCTGTTGCTTCTCTATCAGGTGGAAACCCACAATATTACTTATTAAAGAAAACAAGAAAAGGATTTTCTGGTACTATAGCGGAACAAACATTTCAAGTATCTGACCCACAAGAATTTTTAACTTTAGTTTTAGAAGATACTCAAATAGCAGGAATTATTGATGTAATTGATTCTGATGGGAATAAATGGTATGAAGTAGATTATTTAGGACAAGATTTAATTTATGATGGATTAAGAAATACTAATATAAACAGTCCTAACACATATGAGGATGAAGATACACCTTTTATATTACAAACAAAACAAGTACAAAATAGATATGCAACAAGATATTTAAATTCAACTCAATTACAATTACAATTTGGTGCTGGTAATCCTTCTAATACAACAGAAGAAATTATACCAAACCCATTTAATGTAGGTTTAGGTTTACCATTTGAACAAAGTAAATTAACTACGGCTTATAGCCCAACTAATTTTATTTTTACAAATACTTATGGTACACCTCCTACAAATACAACATTAACAGTAAGATATTATAAAGGTGGTGGGGTTCAATCTAATGTTTTATCAAATACACTCAATTCAGTAGATACAACAACTATTAATTTTATTAATGGTGGGTTAAATAGTACAACAGCCCAATTTGTTTTTGATTCCATCGCGACAACTAACCCATTAGCTGCTTCAGGTGGTAAAGATGGAGATACAATAGAAGAAATAAGACAAAATAGTATATCTAATTTCTCAACTCAGTTAAGAAACGTAACTGCAGATGATTATTTAGTAAGAGCATTAAGTATGCCTTCTAAATATGGTAAAGTGTCAAAAGCATATACTCAAAAACCACAAGCAGATGAAGCAAATACAACGTTAGATTTATATGTTTTAACAGATAATGTTAATAGCCATCTAACAACTGCTTCGGATTCATTAAAAAATAACTTAAAAACATACTTGAATCAATATAGAATGATTGGGGATGTTATTAGTATAAAAGATGCATTTGTTATTAATTTTGGAATTAATTTTGAAATAATTACTTATCCAAATTATAATAGTAGTGAAGTAATAGAAAGATGTATTCTTTCTTTAAAAGATTATTTTAACATAGATAAATGGCAAATTAATCAACCAATTATAGTACCTGATTTATATGTAATGTTAGATGCATTAGAAGGGGTACAAACAGTAAAAAGTGTAATACTAACAAATAAAGCAGGAACAACTTCAGGATACTCAGAATGGGCTTATGATATGAATGGTGCTAATCAAAATGGTACTATATTTCCATCATTAGACCCTAGTATATTTGAAATTAAATATCCAAACACTGATATAAAAGGAAGTGTAGTAAAATTATAATTATGGCAGTATATAAATTATTTCCTTCACAAGATGCTTCTATTTATAGTGGTTACCCCGCTATGAATACAGGTTTAGATCCAATTTTGGATGTAGCTAACTATGTAACAGAATCAAATCCTGTTGCTAGAGTAGCAAGATCAATTATCCAATTTGATCAAAGTGAAATAGAAAATGCTATTGATGTAATAGCTAAAGTAACTGGATCCGAATTTAATAGTTGGTCTGGAAGCTTAAAAGCATATGTTGCTAAAGCAAGTAATGTAATTATAAATTCTTATGTTGAAGTTTGGCCTTTATCTGGATCATGGAATAATGGTACAGGTCAATATTTAGATAATAAAGCAGGAACAAATGGTGTAAGTTGGGTTTATACTGATTATTCAGGATCAAATGAATGGGTAACAGCAGGATGGGTACCTTTAACAACAGGTTCATATTCTGGTAGTAATAATGCAGGTGGTGGAGTTTGGTATACAGGTTCTGGAACTTACTCTAATGTTAATAACGCTAACATGGGTGTTTCTCAATCATATAATTTAAGAAGTACAAAAGACTTAGATATTAATGTAACTGATATTTTAAAAGTATGGTATTCATCATCTAAAGATTTAAACCCAGGTGAAATAGAAATTACAAATAATGGATTTTTAGTTAAGTGGGCTAATGAACAGGAATTTGTTACTTCAAGTGCTGTATCTCCCCAACTAAGTTTCTATTCAGTTGATACAAATACTATATATCCTCCAGAACTAGAAATTAAATGGAGAGATTTTACATATTCTACTAGTAGTGGAGATTTTAAATTAGGTAGAACATTAACCGGTTCTTACCCAACTAATGAAATAACAAGTTCAATTTCATGTTCTTATACACAATCATTACCATCACCAACATATACAGGAGCGGGTACTGGAGCTACATTTGGAGCTACTTTTAATAGTTCTTCAATGTTAAATGTGTTTGTTAAAGATTTAGGATTAGGATATAAAGCTGGAGAGACATTAACTTGGTCAACAGCACAATTAAATGCTCTAGATGGCGTTTCAGGAGCAACTTCAGAAGCAATAGTTACAATTTCAACTTTTGATATACAACAACTGGATGTAATAAACACTCCAGACCTATATGTTGCTTTAGATAATAATGCAGGTGTATTTTATAGTGAAAGTATTAATGATTTTAGATTAAATGTTAGACCTGAATTTCCAGCTCGTACATTTAAAACATCTTCATTATATACTACTAATCACGCTTTACCCTCGTCATCTTATTATGCTATAAAAGATTTAGATACAAACGAATTTGTAGTCGATTTTGATGAAGAATTCACACAGATAAGTTGTGATGCTACATCAAGTTATTTCACTGTTTATATGAATGGCTTGGAGCCCGAAAGATACTATAATATCTTGATACAGACAGAGATTGATGGACAAACTATAGTAATGGATGAAAATTATTATTTTAAAGTAGTAAACGGGTAAAATATGTCTCAAAATAGCAAAATTGATTTAGATAAAAAAGTGTATTCTAAAATAGAATACCCCAAAGTGATTGATACTAAATTCAATCAACTAGGTGTATCTTCTATTAACACACAAATTGAAGAAACATTTACTGTAACTGACTTTTTTAATGAATACAATAATTTATTTTATGAAATTCCTGCTTTAGGAGATATAAATTCCCATGAATATTTAATTACTACAAGTACAGAATACATAGGGTATGAAGCCAATGCAGCTGAAATAGCAGCGTTACAAAATGAAATTACACAATTAAGAAGAGATTTATTACAAGCTCAATTAGATTTAGTAGAGGCGACAACAGGACAAAAATTAGATTTAGATATTAATTCAATAGATGATGCTCAAATATCAAATTCTACTCAATTTAATGAAATTTTAGCTGAATTAGATAAACAACCTTCAAGCCCAACTGAAGAAAATACAACAGCTACAACAGTAGTAAGTAATAACCCAACAAATATAAACAGTACTAGTGGAGCTGGTGGAACCGGAACTAGTGGTGGAGGATATTAAATATGGAAGAAAGAGATAACATCATAATAAATCAAGTTGATCCATCAACTTTTGAATATCAGCAGTATACTGATAAAGATAATGCATTAATTGCTTCATCTAAATTAGATACTACTTTTACTTCATCGATTGATTATATAGAATATTATGCTTATGGTGAAGATCAAAATTTAATTTTCCCTGCTCCTGGTGATAACGTTTACCAATGCAAAAATTATAAAGTAATAGATGGTGATGTACTTATTTATCCTTCTCAAGACTTAGAGGATTTAGGATATGAAGAAGGTTCATTCTTTTCAACATATAATTTTTATAGAAAAAGATTAGGATCTTCTCCTGAAGTAAATTATTACATAGATGAAATAAGTGGAGATAGAACAGAAGTAAGATTAAAAAGTAATG